GGCACGGATGAGCCATGGCAGCGGAACGGAAGACCAAGACCGAAGACGGGATGGAGTTTCCGGCGGAGGCCTACGCCTATGTGCCGGATCCGGACAAGCCTTCGACCTGGAAGCTGCGTCTCTGGGAAACACCCCAAAGCAAAGAGACGCCGCGGCAGGTGGGGATGGCGATTGCGGCCCTTGGTCCCGGCGGGTTCCGCGGGAACCGGGTCGAAATCCCCCCAGAGGACTTGCCAACGGTCAAAGCCCGGATTCGGGCGGCCTGGAAGAAGGTCCACCCGGACGCCGACCCGGACGAGATGCCGCCGCTGCTGCGGGAAGATACGGGCCATGGCCAGGGGCAGGATGTCACCATGGACGGCCCTGGCCAGCGGCTCGTGGAATACACCTCCAGTACGGGCTTGGCCCTCCGCGTGGATCGGCAGCGGGGGCTGATTCAGGGGGTCAAAGTTTTGGGGCTGGAGTCGGCCAACGGTCGGTGGTATGCCCCGCAGACCCTCCAGGCGGCGATCAAGCTCTATGAGGGGAAGCCGGTCAACATCGATCATGGGAACGGCCCGCGGAGTTATCGTGACCGGATCGGGCGCTTGGTCAACGTCCGCATGGGCGGTGACGGTCTCTATGGCGATCTGGTCATCAACCCAGCCCATCCCCTGGCCGAGCAGCTCTTCTGGGACGCCGAGCACGCCCCGGAAAATGTCGGCCTCTCACACGATGCCCGGGGGCGGACGGCCTACCGACAGGGGCGGATCATCGTTGAGGCGATCGAGGCGGTGCGGAGCGTCGATCTGGTGGCGGAACCGGCCACGGTGAAGTCGCTCTATGAGGCGGTCGATGCGGTGATGGCCGCCGACGCCGGCCAGACAGAACCTCAGCCGAATGTTTCCCCGGCGGATGATGTGAGCGATGACGACCAGGACAAGGTCGATCCGGACCTGCTCCCTGACGAGAGTTTTGCCCTGGTCCTGCCGGGTGGTGTGAAGATCCGGGATCGCACCTATCCCTTGAGCAAGCGTTACTTCCCGCTCCACACTCCGGCGGCCGTAAAGCGTTCGCTGATGGCTATTGTGAGCAACAAAAAACTCTCGGCCCAGCATCGGGGGATGGCCCTGGAACGGGCCAAGCAAGCGGCGATCCGATTCGGTATCAACTATCACGCGATTCTCTCGCAAGTGAAGGAGACGACAATGGACCTCAGCAGTCTGACCCTGGCGGACCTCAAGGAGGCCCGGCCGGACCTCGTGGAGGCGATCCGGAGCTCGGGCGAACTGGAAAAGCAGCTCCTGGAACTGAAGGAGGAACGCGACCGTTTGGCCGCCGAACTCGAGACCATGAAGCGGCGCGTCGAGCTGGAGGAACAGATCGCTCAGGCCGGGCTCTCCCGCGAGGAGATCCCTCGGTTCGCCCGTCGGGCCCTGGAGACGGCGAACGATGCCCAGGAGCGGCAGAAGATCCTGGAGGAAGTCAAGCAGTGGATGACGCGGACGAAGCCCGTGGCCAGTCGCCCGGGTGCCAAGCCGCAGGTCGATCTGGAAGAGCTGGTAGCGTCATGGAGGGTCTGAGATGGCCAATAATCTACGTCTGATCCGCGGGGAGCCGCGCGTGATCGCGCTTCCCAAGCTAGCCGCCGATCAAATCGAAATCGGCGATCTCTTGTACTGGGACGCAACCAACGGGGCCGTGCGGAATGCCGAGACGGTCTCCGGGGCCGATTACGCCACGAAAAAGGGCAACTTCGCTGCGAAGTTCGTGGGCGTGGCACTCTCGGCCCACGAGGCCAACAGCTCCGGGAACGTCCTGGTGGCGACCAACGGGGATTTCCTCTTCGACTGTCCCAGCGGGACGGCGTATGACCCGGTGGACTATGTGACCGTGGGGAACGGGACGGCGGTGGCCGATCAAACGGTGGTCAAGACCACGACGGCCAGCGAGGCCATCGGCCGGGTCCTGGAGAAGAAGGCCGCCGCTGGGGCGCGCTGCGTGTTGCGGCTGCTGACTCGGGTCAATCTTGGGTGAAGGAGAAATCAGATGATTCGTGCGAGTGAAGTCTTCAAGCATTTTCGGTCGGACCCCCGTGGCTGTCTGGCTGATCTCCGCGAGGCCTTGGACCGCGGTTTGGCGGGGAAGCCGGGAGGTCTCAAACCGGAGGAATTTTCCCTGACTGATTTGGCGGCCCATTTCATCGTGGCCGACGGCGAACCGATCGGCTACGAGGGCCTTCGTCTCTGGGCCTCCAGTGGGCGATTCCTGGAGGCTGCCCCGGTCTCCACGAGTGCCTTCGCCGCCATCACGCAGCGGATCGTCAACGCGGCCGTTCTGGAAGGGTATCAACTGCCCGACACGGTCTTGTCGCGGTCCGTACCGACGATCAGCGGGAAGACCCGTGACGCCCGGATCGTCAACTTCACCGTGCCTCTAGCCGAGGGTAAGACCTTGACCTACGAGGAAGGGCAGGACAAGCCGACGGTCGGCCTCTATGCGGAATACGTCAAGACCCTGCCGGTCCGCAAGAAAGGGCTCGTGATCCCGATCACCCGGGAGGCGGTCCTGGCGGACGATACCGGAGGTGTGCTCGACGCCGCCCGCCGCGCGGGACAGGTCATCTCCCTGGAAAAGGAGGCCCTCCTCACGCAGTTTGTCTGCGGGCTGGTGGCCAATTGCGTGATCGAGAAGCGGAAGAGCGACGCCGCCGAGGTCACGAGCAACCTCTTTTTGACCACCGGGCGATGGGTCAATCAGCAGACCAACGCGATGGCCGACTGGACCGACTTCGATGATGCGGAGAATCTGATCCTTGGCAACACCCTCCCCGGGACCGAACGCCCGCCCATGCTCATGCAGCGGTTTGTGCTGGTTCCGCCACAGTTGCGGAGCACGGCCCTGCGGATCATCAATGCCACCGAGGTCCGCAGCGGCAGTACGAACGTGGTGGCCTCGGCCAACCCTCTGGCCGGGTTGGGGATTCAGCCGATTGTCTCGCCGCTGGTCTATTCGGAACAGGTGGCAGCCGGCGTCGGCACGTCGGTGGCGGCTGGGACCTGGTTTTACGGGGACCTCAGCCAGGCCGTGCGGTATTACGAGTTGTGGCCGCTGGAAGTTGTGGAAGTGCGAGACGACCGGGCCGCCGCCCGGGCCGACATCCTGGTCGAGTTCGCCGCGGGAGAGTGCGGCATCCCGGTGATCGTCGAACCGCGAGTCTGGACGAAGAACACGCCCTCGTGATGGAGGATGAAGGATGATTGCAATCACCCGTGCCGTAGTCGACCTGGCCCAGGAGGCGGTCAAACTTCCGCCGTCGTTGACCGACAAACAGGCCGTGGCGGCGTATCTGACGCGGCTTGTCCCGGGATTGACCGAGATCATCTCAACCGTAGCTCAGGCTGCGATCAGCGGCAGATTGGGCCTGGCTGGTGAGGCCAACCCCGAACTGATCCGCAGTGAGGTCGCCCGGGAACTGGAAGAACGCGGACTGAGCGGGCTGGATCCTGCCCTGATCGAGGCCATCATCACCCTGGTGATGGCGATGATCCAACTGCTTGCGAAGAGGTGACCGATGAAGCCGATGGAGTGGCTCTCCTGGTTCGCACTGGGTGCGGTGATGCTCGTGCGGACGGTGCAGGCCATGGAAACGCCGACGATCGACGGCCCGGAGATCGTCGCCACGGGGCGGCTGGCCGTCTATCGGCTCCCCGAGGACCTCGTCACATCACCACCGCAATGGCTGGTCATCGGTCCGAGCGACGAGTGTTTCCAGGTCTGTGACGGCGGGCGGACGCTCTGTTTTGCCTCGCCGGTCGCGGGCCGCTATGTCCTGGTCGCGGCAGCCGCCAAGGACAATGCCGTCCTCCTGTTGCGGAAAGACATTCAGGTGGGCGACCAGGGGCCAGAACCCGGCCCGCCGCCGGGGCCCCGTCCTCCGGAACCACGACCACCGAGTTGGGCTGAGTGGGCAGCAGCCAAGGCCAAGGAATCGGTTACGGCTGAAGGCCTAGGCGACGCCAAGAGTGTGGCCGCGGCCCTACGGGCCGTGGTCAAGGCCATCGACGAGAAGAAGATTGTGACACCCCGTTTTGCCCGGGAGCAGGTCCGGGCCATGGTGCGGGCCAACTTGAGGACGGTCGAGGCCATGCGGCGATGGGAGGCCTTTTCGCTGGCCTTGGATGAAGTCCTGGACGCCGAGGCCGCGGCAGGTCGCGTGGCGAAGCTGGATGACTATCGACGGATCTGGTTGGAGATCGCGGAAGGTTTGGAAAGGCTATCCCTGTGAGTTTGCCTGGACCCGCATACCACTTGATGGGATGGTTAGGGCCGAAGAAGGCCGAGGAGGCCAAAGCCGCCCTGCGTCGGGCAGGTTTTTTGGTTTCGATGGCCGAGGCGATCGAGCGGCGATGGCTGCCGAAGCAGGCCGACCCGAAGGTCCAGAGACCGATCTGGGAGATCTGCCGCGAGGTCCTCGGGCACGACCTGCCGGTCGGTCGCCAGGAGATCGGGGACTGCGTGGCCTGGGGGATGAAACAGGCCGGTGAACGGCGACAGGTGATCGAGATTGCCATGGGACAAGAGGAGCGATTCCGCCCCTGGTTCGCCCCCTGGATCTATGCCGTCTCGCGGAATCAAGTCGGCGGCGGCCTCTCGGGGGACGGATCGCTGGGTGTTTGGGCCGCTAAGGCCGTCGCCCAGTACGGGGTGCTGTTCGAGGACGACCCGGGGGTGCCCCCCTATTCCGGCCCCCTGGCCAGGTCGTGGGGTTCCCGGCGGAATAAGGACAACCCGGAATACGCCCGCTTTTTCGACATCGCCCAGGACAATCCGTGTCTCTGCGTGGAGGTCAGGAGCGTGGACGAAGCGGTGCAGATGGTCCGGGATTTCCGGCGGCCGCTGACGATCGCCTCGCTCCGGGGGTTTCGCATGGAGCCGCGAGAATACAAGGGCTATCACGTGTTTACGCCCTCCGGGACGTGGGCCCACCAAATGTGCCTGATTGAATACAACGAGGAGCTGCCAGCCCTCTACCGGCTCAATTCCTGGGGACCGGAGGCCCATGGCCGTCCTTTGCGGGGAGAGACGCCGGGCGGGGCCTGGAACCTCCTCGATGACCTGGAGGCCGAATTTCGACGGATGGACGTGGAATGCTACGCCCTGGTGGAATTTGAAGGAGAACCGAGCGAACCCGATCATCGGATTTTGGATGCCGCATGAGTGAGCACGAAGACCGACTGCAACGTATGGAGACAAAGCTCGACGACATCCGCGAACAGGTGGCCGAATTGCGGACGATCTGGCCATCGATGGTGCGGCGGATCGAGCGCGTCGAGGGTGAGATTTACGGCAACGGCAAGACCGGGATCATCGCCAAGATCAACGGCCTGTTGTGGATGGGGGCGGCCTCCCTGCCCCTCATCACGGCGATCTTGGCCTATCTGATTATCGGCAAGGCAGCCCTATGAATACCGAACACCTCCGCCAGGCGATCGATGCCTACACGGCCAAACTCGCCGAGAACGCCCAGATTGCCGACGTCAATTGGAACGAATACCTGCGTTGGCTGCGGGAGGAGATCGAGGCCCTACGGGAGCTGTTGGCCCAGGCCGAGGCCGAACAAGGGGCCGCCGATTGGACGATCCGCCAGGGGGCATCGCCATGATCCAGATTGTCATGCAGTGGAACGGACAGGAAGTCAGCAAGGCCTTAGAAGACGAGGCTTGGCGGTTGCTCATGCTGGCGACGAACATTGTGCGGAATCACGCGATCGCCCTTTGCAGCAAACCGGCCAAGAGGATTCGGGTGCGGCGAACGCGCGACACATCCCGCGGCAAAAAAGGGAGCCAGTACACGATTTTTCGTGGCAGTCGTCCCGGTGAGCCGCCGCAGGTCCGCCGCGGCTTCGGGCGCAAGAGTATTGACATGGAGCTCTCTCGGGAGAGTCTCACGACCCAACTCGGCGTCCGCCGCAACGCGGCCTATATGGCCTATCTGGAGGTGGGCACGGGGAGAATCCGACCGCGACCCTGGCTCCTCCCGGCCTTGGAGATGTCCCAAGGGCAATTGCGAGCATTACGGATCCGATGACGACGATTGAGGCGATCAGCGAGCAAGCGATCCAGATCGTGGCCGACCTCCAAGTGGAGTGGACGGTGGCTGTGGCCCCCCTCCCCGGGCAGCTCGGACCATGTTGGTCCTTCCCGGGGTGGAGCCTGACCCCGCAGACCCGCGATAGCGGCGGCGGGCTCGTCGGGCAACTGGTTGTCGAGACGGAAATCACCGGACTGGACCAGGTTCAGGCCGATAGCCTGGCCCCGCAGGCCATACTGCGGCTGGCCCAGGCCACCTGGAGCTCCGATACCTTGCAGGTCCTCGATGGGCACCTGCGGAGCGTTCGCTGCCAGCGGGAAGAGGGACCACGGCAGAAGACGTGGGTGGTGGAAGGGACCATCGAATACCTGGTCGAACTGAGGAGTCAATAGAGGATCATTGCGGAGGCGAAACGATGCCGGCACGAAGTGGAAAAAGCGGGACCGTGACCGTTGGTGCGAACTCCATCGAGACCCTGAACTGGTCACTCGATATGGAGTGTGAAGTTTCCAAATACGGCCTAGGGGGCTTCAAACGTGCCGTGGCCGGAGTGATCGACGTCAAGGGTTCCTTCGAGGCCGTGGGGACCCCGCCGGCGATTGGGTCCGCGGTTAGTCTTACTTTGACCGAAGGGGGAACCGGCGGTAAGACCTACTCGGGAAGTGCCGTGATCAAGAAGGTCTCGGTGACCGTCAACTCGGACACCGGCGAGATCATCAAGTACGGCGTGGACTTCGAAGGCGACGGCGAATGGACGATCACATGAGAGGATGAGCTGCGATGGACGGACTGGCACGGACAGCGGGGACGCTCGAAAAACGGATCAGGCTTGGCGACGAGGAATTCATTCTCTCGACGCCGACGCTGCGGGCCTGGGCCGCACTGGAAAACGAACTGATCGCCGAGACCAACAACATCCTCGAACAGGCGGCCCGGGTGGCGACCCTGATCCCCCCGGATCAGCGGGCTGTCTTCTGGGAGACGGCCCACCGTGAGGCCTCCAAGCGGTGTGCCTTCACCCTCCAGGACCTCGACCGGTTGTTACCGGCCGAGCAACTGGCGGTGCTCCTCTATCTGGCCCTGTTCGGACGGCACCGGGAGAGGTTCCCGAGTTTACAATCGGTCCGCGCAATGATCGCCGACAAGCTGGGCGAGACAACGCTCGACGCACTGCGAGAACAAGTGACATCGATCGTCGAGGGTGGCCTAAAAAACTCCCCTGGCCCGGCGGAGGGCCGGGAACCCACGGTGAGCGGATGAACTGGCCGGCCCTCTTCCGCTGGGCGGCCCGCGAGTTCAGCTGGACGCCGATCCAGGTGTTGGACCTGACGCCCTACCAGGTCCTCTTCCTCCAGGGACTGGTGGGACCCGACGAGCACTACGTGACAATGGACTACGGCGAGTATCTGGCACGATACGGAGGTTGACGTGGGGGTCCTGGCAGAACAGATCATCCAGTTTCGGGCCGTCGGCCTGGGAACGGTCGAGGGGGCCATCGCGCGTGTCGGCGGTGCCCTCCGCGGGATGGGTTCGGTGGCCGGTGGGGTCTTCGGCCGAATCGGATCGGCCATCGGCTCGATCTTGAACCCGATGAACCTCCTCCAGGGGATGGGCATCGGCATCGGGATGTCGATCGCCTCGGGCTTGGGGTCGGCCATCAAATCGGCCGTGCAACTGGCCGCCGACACGGAGGCCTTGAGCACCTCCTTTCGTGTCCTTCTCGGTTCGGCCGACGCCGCCAAGCAGATGATCGCCGACATCAACAAGTTCGCTGCCGAAACACCCTTCGAACAGATGGAACTGGGCGAAGCCGCCAAAGGACTGTTGGGGGCCCGCGTCGCGGCGGAACAGATCATTCCCACCATGCGGCAACTCGGCGATATCGCGGCCATCACCCAGACGCCCCTCAACGAAATTGTCGCGATTTATAGCAAGATCCGCACCCAGGGGAAGCTGACCGGGGAAACGTTTGAACAACTGGCGACACGGGCCCCGATGCTCATCGGCGCCCTGGCCCAGGCGGCCGGTGTCTCGGAATCGCAATTACGGGATGCCATCTCGCAAGGCAAGGTCGGCTTTGAGCAATTCGAGGCGGCGATCAAAGCGGCGACCAGTCAAGGCGGGGCCTACGCCGACGGAATGAAACAGCTCTCCCAGACCACCGGCGGCCTCTGGTCCACCGTCACCGGCAACCTCAAGACGGCTTTAGCGGAGTTGGGCGCCCAGATCATCGAGACCTTCAACATCCGTGGCATCCTGGCCGGCGCGGGGACGTGGCTGGATGGCCTGAGCGGCAAGATCAAGGGGTTCTTTGCCGAGTGGGGGCCAATCATCTCGCAGGCCGTCAGTGCTACAGGCGCCTATGTTCAGGCCATCTCGGAAATGGTCTGGGATATCGTATCGGCCGTCGGGAATGTCTTCAACTCGTTGCTCGGGCTTTCCGACATCAATCTCGCCGAGACCCTGGACAACTATTTCGCCGACCTCCAGTTCTTCTTCGAAAACTGGCGGCTCATGCTGGCGTACACCTTCGAGTACTGGAAGCTCGTCCTCAGCAACCTGTGGGTACGGATCCAGACCTTTTTCAGCAATGCCTGGGCCGTCGTGGCCTGGTTCGGGGAGAATTGGCGGGACATCTTTGTCACGAGCGTCAACTTCATCGTCACTGTCTTTTGGAATACAGCGAAGAACCTCAAGGCTATTTGGCAAGCTGTGCTCGATTTCATCGCCGGAAAAGGCTTCCACGTCGACTGGACCCCGCTCACCCAAGGATTTCAATCCACGATCAAGAAAATGCCGGAGTTCACCGAGGCGGCGATAAAAGAGACCACGCCGGAACTCGACCGACTTGCCGGCGAGCTTGCAGAGAAACGAAGAGAATTCGACGAACGACGTGCGAAAGAAAAAGAAAAAGGCAAGGAAGAAAAGTCGAGTGCACCTCCACCGGCACCTCCAGCAGGCGGCCCAGCTCCACCATCTGCGCCTACGGGAGCATTGGCTGCGACCGCAGCCGGCGGGCCGAAGGTCAGTTTCACAGGATTTGCTGAGCTGGCACGGAGCATGCAGCAGCGGGCGGTCGAAGAGTTCCAGAAACGGCAGGCGGAGGCCGCCAAAAAAACGGCGGATGGCGTGGCGAAACTGGCGTCGGCCGTTGAAGGCGATGCCCTGAAGGTCAAACTCGCGGATCCGGTGCAGGCGGTGTATGGCTAACACGTTGTTTGGATATGTCGAGACTTCGGGATCGAACGTTGCCACCTTCGATGCCTCCAGCATCGTCGATATTGAGCGGACGTTCATCGGTCCCGCCGCGACCTTGTGGTCCTTCATCCGTTACATGGTCCGCCGTCCGCACCCGGTGGCCCGATATGCGTACCCAACATCAATCCGCGTGTCACCGGCAGTCGGCGAAAGCACACGCTCGGTTCCTCCTCGCGATCCGGCCGCGGCGGTGATCGCCTACGACGTCGCTCAGGTCACAATCCGCTACGGCATGACCGCCTCCCAGGTCGCGTATTGGCCTGAAGGGATGGACGTTCCGCGACGGCGGAAAGGAACCTGGCTCGAGCTGAAAATCGACGCCGGTGGCGAGTTTTTGACCATCGAGAATGCGACGTGGGACGGCTCACAGGACGACCCCTTCTCGCCGCTGCCCCCCGGAGAGTCGCCTGTGCGTCGGCTCTATGTCGCGCAGCAACAGATCGCCATCACGTGGCATGGCGTGACAGTCGTGCCCCAGAAACGCTTCGAAGACCTGCTGGGCACGGTCAACAGCACCGCCTTTCTCGGAAAGCCGGCCCAGACACTGCTCTTCGAGTCCTATGCCCCGCAGATGGAAGTGGCCCTGGATCCTGATTTTCCCGTGAAATGGGCCATCACCTGCAATTTCCTCTATCGGGGCGTGAAAAGCGGCGACAAGACCTACGGTTGGAACCATGAACTCAAGCCCCAGAGCGGCTGGACGGAAGTCTATGTCAAAACAGATTCAGGCTGGGCCTTACGCTACACACCGAAGGATTTTACGAACATCTTTCTGTAGGAGGATCAGGGAATGATCAGTATCGATCTCTCGATTCGCCATGACGACCAAGAGCCGTGGCGGCCCGACTTCACCGACACGATCGACGTGACCAGGACGGGTAAGAAAGTCCTTGTAGCCGCCAAGACGGTGGGGACAACGGCGATCACGATCCCCTTGTCGGATTTGTCGGCACCCGGCTATGCCTTCGTCAAAAACGTCGGTGCCAGCGGCAACATCGACTTCGGCTTCAATGACGGTTCCCAGCGGTCGCTGATGACACTCATGCCCGGTCAGTTTGCGCTCTTCCCGGTCAAGGCGGGTCTGACCCTGGGAGCTCAGGGTAGTGCGGCTGGCTGTCAGTTGCAAGTCATCGTGTACGAGGCCTGAGATGCTGATTAAGCCGAAACGTGGTCAGATCATCAAAGCGGCTGACATCGCCCTCATCAGTGAAAGGGCTGGACGTGCCGTGGTTGGCGGCTTATCGCAGGTCCGCACGAGTGCGGGAGCGATGATCACCAATCCAGCGCAGACCAGGGTCGTCCGTGCGAAGATCCTAGACGAAGTGTGGACTGCCAAAAACATCGCTGGCAACTACTGGCTGGCCGCCAGAGCGAAAGTGATGCGCGTATCGCATACATGGCAGTGGGTCGATCCGCCCCCCAATGAACCCGAGGTTGCCATCTGGTGGCCACTGTTCGGGCC